AAAGTAATAACGCAGAAATAATAAAACGATGGCACGAACAACCTCAGCAGAAGTATTACAGATAATGGATGGATGCACATTAAGCTCCACCATAATTGATGCATATATATTAGCCGCAAACGCCTTACTGGATAAAGTATTCTACGGGGATAGCACGCTAGGTACTGTGGTATTAGAAGAAGTAGAACGGTGGCTTACTGCACACATGATTGCCAGTACTACATGGCGGACATCAAAGAGTGAAAGCGTAGGTCAGGTATCCGTTACATATACCGGGGATTTCAAAGAAGGATTATCATCTACACCGTACGGGCAGATGGTATTGTCGTTAGACTTTACTGGTAAGATGGGGAATTTAGGAAAACGTAAAGCAAGTATATTTGCAATAACAAGTTTTGACTAATGGGACTAGAAAATCTTATAACGCAGGTTTGTGTACAGACGGCCGTCTACTGGGGAACTCCCGTAGATGATGGGTATGGAGGGAAGACGTTTGCTGATCCGGTAGAGTTGAAATGCCGGTGGGAGAATACCACTCAGAAGATATTAAACGCCAATGGAGAAGAAACCGTTTCCAGGGCATGGGTATTATTATTGGAGGATGTAGAAGAATTAGGATGGTTATTTCTAGGAGATTTAGATGATTTGGATAGTGCGGAGGAAGCAGATCCGATGTCCGCTGATGGAGCTTACGAAATACAGAGGTTTGAGAAAACCCCGGCAATACGTTCTACGACACAATTTACTAGAGTAGCATATTTATAAAAAAGAAGATGCCTAAATCGATAAAACCAAATACAGGAGTAAAAGGGATGGATATCATTCTGAGTAATCTTAATAAGGAGATCCGGAATATTGAGGGACGTTGTATGAAGGGACTAATCAGGGCTGCTATTATAATACGGGCAGATATGGATAAGACCCCGCCATTGATTCCTGTAGATACGAGTAATTTAGATCATTCTTGGTTTACATCAGCATATTACAAAGGAACGCAATTTGGATTGACTATGGGGTTTACTGCTAATTACGCAGTATTTGTACATGAGATGGTTGATAAAGGAGGGAAGGTAATAAATTGGAGTCGTCCGGGATCTGGTCCTAAGTTCTTTGAAGCTTCCTTCAAACGAAATAAAGATAATGTTTTAAAAGAAATCAGAGATAACGCAGAAATAAAATGAACGCCTCATCAGTCGATATAAAGGACTTACTGGTAGCTGAAAGCTCCCTGGCATTGGTATTTGCCACTAATTTGTTTATAGGAAAGGAACCGTCTACCCCGGATGAGTGTGCTACGATATTTGATACTCCGGGATTCCCTACACAATTAACCCTGGATGGCGGAGGAGATGATTATCAATACCCTTCAATTCAGATCCGGGTTCGTAGCAATGATTATGTTTCAGGATGGACTTTGATTCAAAATATAACAACAGCCCTACACGGGACTTCTCAGGAGACGTGGAACGGGACTCTATATAGCGTTATTATGTGTTCCAGTGGTCCGGCATTGCTGGATTGGGACTCTAATAATCGCCCACGATTTATTGTTAATTTTAACATTCAGCGAAGATGATGAAATTAGCAATATTGATGATAGTTTTTATTAATTTAATTAGAAGGAGGTACAATTATGAGTAGTCAAGCTGTAGCCGGGAAAGGTACATTGTTTCGTCGTTGGGACGGGACTAATTGGGTAGACATATCCGAAATAGTATCTATCACTGGTCCGGGTATGACCAGGAATGTGATTGACGTAACGTCGTTATCTTCTACTGGAGGTTATAATGAGTTTATTACGGGATTCCGCGATGGGGGGACGGTAACACTTGCGATGATTTTTCGTAGGGATAATTACAATACAATGAAGAGTGATTTCGAAAGTGATACACTTAGGAATTACGAGATTCTTTTACCAGATGATGAATCAACATCATTGGAATTTGAGGGTTTGGTAACCGAGTTACCCCTGACCATTCCAACAGATGATAAAGTTACAATGGACGTCACTATCAAGATTAGTGGTGAAGTTACTTGTAATTCTGGATCAGGATCAAGTGCATAATCAATAATCCTAATCATGGATTTTTTTAATTTATTAATCATTTAAAAGTTTTTAATCATGAAACTATTTAACAAAGATCAAAAGGTTTTAACCAGAGAATCATTATTGCAGAAAGAAGAATTGGAAGTCGAACAGGTAGATTTAGGAAATGGGGAATGTGTATTTGTAAGGCAGATGACAGGACGGGAGCGGGATCGCTGGGAGCGTTCACTATTTCGAGAGGAGAAGGATGAAAAAGGGGATACGACAAGCGTTCGAGCAATGGATGATTTCCGGGCTAAGTTAGTTGTAAACTGTATTTGTGATGAGCATGGAAAGGCTATATTGCAATTCGAAGATTACGAAACTCTGAGTAAGAATATGAGTGCTCGGAAATTAGAGAAGATTGTCAATGTAGCTCAGCGACTTAATAAGATATCGGAAGAGGATAAGGAGGCGTTAATAAAAAACTCCGATGCCGGTCAGGCCGGCAATTCAAGTTCCGACTCTGTAGAGAGCTAGGAATAATTCACCCTGACGTGCTGAACGACTTACTTACTCCAGCACAGATAAACGAATGGGAAGCATACGATAGATTGGATCCGATAGGAGAGTGGAGGGCAGATTTTCGTATGGCAAAGATGGCTTCTGTTATTACTAATTTATTTTACTGGGCTCATGGGAAGCCTGAAACAGAGTCAACGAGCGCAAATGATTTTATGCCTAAGTGGTGGGAAGATACCTCGAAGAAAGAGGATGATCCTAATGTAATTTGGTCATTGAGTAAACACGGTTGGGTTAAACGAAGGAGACAAAGTTTGGAACAGATGAAACAGACAGCACTTGCAGTAGCCAGTTCACAGAATAAGAACTTGAGGACTCCTCGGACGGATCCACCACGTAAAAAGAAATAAGATGAATATAGGAGAATTAACAGCTACATTAGGGATCGACGATAGTGGTATATCGACGGCAGAAAAGACATTTAAGCAGTATGGTAATACAGTCAAGTCTACGTTGGATTCAGTAGACAGAAAGATCCAACGGCACTCTGGATTGATTGAGGATATTGAAAACCATATTGATAAATTAAAAGAAGCACAGAAGAAATCATTTTCTATTGAAGGTATAGAACGATATAATAAAAAGATCGCAGAGGCCGAGCAATCACTGAAAGAATATAATGAAGCAGGATTGCCGGCGGAGAAACAAACAAAGGCACTTGGAGAAGGGTTTGCAAAAATGGCTATGAAACTTGTAGCTGCTGTAGCTGCTTGGAAAACATTCAAGGCTATATTGGAATCAACTTCTGCGTCTTCTTTAGCTTTTCATTCTACTGTTGAAGGGGCTAAGTCAGGACTTGATTATTTTATGAAGTCAATAGTCACTGCTGATTTTTCTGGATTTGTTAGTGGACTACGTAATGCTATACGTGCTGGACGGAATTTTCAATATACTATGGAGCATATTGAAGGGATCAGCCGAGACTATCAAATAAAAGAATTAGATATCCAGCAGGAGATTGAAAAGCAGCGGATGGTTATGTACGAGAGTGATAAGACATCTTTAGCAACTAAGATAAAGGCAGGGGAGCAAATATTGGTTTTGTTGAGAAAACAAGCCGATATGGAGATAGAGGTTGCTACGGAAACATATCAGGCTGTAGCAGAAAAGACCGCAGCTAAAAACAAGTTGACGGAGGAAGAAGTAAGATATGCCATACAGCATTATTCAGAGATTGAGAAAGTAGGAAAGGTATATAACCAACTTGCCGCGATATACGATTACTATACCGATAAGCAAAAGAAAGGGATGACGGTAACCGATGAATCGGTAGCAGCGATGTCTACTGCTTATCTACTGCTGAAGGATCTTAATATACAAGGAATAGGAGATGTAAAACAGGCTATGGCGGATCTAGGGGCTGAGGCTCCTAACGCTGGGAAGTTAATGGAAGCACTTGGTAAAATGTCTGAGAAGGAAAAGGATGCTATACTTTCTGCAATTGTAGCCGTAAAGGAAGCCGACAATCAGTTTTTAAGAGATTCCAGATTTATTTTCCGGATGACTGAGAATATGAGGGATCAGTCTTTGCAGAAGCAGATTAAGATGTACGATAATTTCTGGGAGAGGACTAATAATATACTAAAGAATTACCCAGACTTTTTTGATATCAAATTAAAAATAGATCCACAAATTGATTACCGGGAACTGTTTATGCTATTTGATTTCACTCCGATGAAAGCAATGCAGGTGGAACTTGATAACATAACCAGAAAGAATAAAGCCTTTGGGGCAGGATTAAGCATGTCCTCGATCCAGTCTAAAACCTATGCCGAGCAAATCAATTTCGTTACAAGTAAAATGCAGGATCTTTGGTCTGAAGGGTTTGGTCCAGGTACGGAGTTATTTGATATGTATGCTAGTAAACTAGGGATATTACAAACAGAATTAGCTGCAGTAACTTCTGCGGAGGAAAAACATAATGCAGTCCTAGCTTACAAACAACAATTAATGGGGGAGATTGCTAGTTTAGGATTAGCAGTAGCAGATATAGGAGCCGGGTTAATTGATCGGCAAATGGCTAAACTTGATGAACAGTATAAAAAGGATATCGAATTAGCTGGGGAGAATGCTAAGAAGAAATTAAAAATTGAGGAGGATTATAATAAGCAAAAAAGTGCATTAATGAAGAAAGCTGCTATTGCGGAAAGACTGGGAGCTATATTCAGTATTGCATTGGATACGGCGAAAGGCGTAATGAATGCAATGAGTAAGATTGTTACGACTCCTCTTGTTCCGTGGATTATTGGAGTTGGAGCAGCTCAGGCTGCAGCAGTAGCTGCCCAGCCTATTCCTACAATGGCCGAAGGTGGTATTGTTCCGGGTGGATATCCAGGTGATACCTACCCAGCCTTACTAACTTCCGGGGAACGGGTAATACCTCCAGGGAAACTGGATTCTCAATCAAGTAAGATAGAAGTGGAAGATATTGTATTGGAAGGGGAAAATTTAAGAATTATACTTGCAAGAGCTACGAAACATCATAATGCAGTGACATGAGTTTCAGTGGAAATACATTATACGGATTGACTTGGAATAATATTTTCAAGCAGTCCTGTGAGCTTCGGATAAAACTAGATTTATACGCCGGTAGCAGTACGTCTATTAAGTGCGCACATTCTCCTATTATCGTTGATTGGATGACTCCTACGGATTATATCCTGGATCCTATTAATGGTAGTAAAGCTACTCTACATTTAATAGCACAATCTAATTTCCAGTTTGCTGATCTGTTTACCAATCGGGCTCGCAAGTATAAAGTAGAATTTCTAATAGAATCGGTAATGCAAGGGGAATGGTTTATTCAACCCGATCAGTACCAAGCACCGTACCGGGCTGCTCCGTATTCTAATTCATTTATCGCTACCGATCAACTAGGTTATTTAAAAACAATAGCATGGGATCGGGATACCGTAGAAACGGAGATGGTAACCATAGGGAAGATTCTTGAAAAGACCGGATTGGAACTTGATTTATGGGAGGGAGTAAATGTATATGAAAATTCTATGGATTCGACTGCTGCGGATTCACCTTTTAACCAAGCTTATATTAATACGAAGGTATTTGCAGATACAAATTACTATGTAGCTCTTGAGAATATTTTAAGGAAGTATTCAGCGATAATAAAACAAGAGAAAGGAAAATGGGTAATAACCAGACCTGAGGAAATGCAGGAATCGTATACCAGACGGTTGTGGACTTATTCCGCCGGGGTATATACCTATGATTCAAACGAGTCTTATAATCCCGTCGTATTAACTACTGCCGTAGTTTCGGATCGTAGTGCTTTAGTAAAGATTGGCAGTCAGGGATCTCTACGTATTAACCCAGCATGGAAAGATTATACATTAACACAAGATTTAGGTAGGATTGAAAATATACTAAATAACGGTGATTTCACAGAATGGAGTGGCGGGGTTCCTGCTAATTGGCAGAATACAGGAATATCGTACTCCCCGGATTGGAGAAAGATTATTCGGGCAGGAAATAAGTTACGGATACCAGCGGTATCTCCTTTTCTTTCCGCGCAAAGATGGCAACAGTCGAAAGCAATAACAGGGGATGTTTTTACCTTCAGATTACGTATAAAATATTTTGTGAGACACCCCGGAACAGGTACAATGACTATTCGGTTTGGAATTAGATTATCTGGTGGAGTAGCAAACCAATATTATCATTTTGAAGAAGAGGAGTGGAAATCTTATTATGTGTATTATGTGAGGGAAGTAGAGACTCTGTCAGGAACTGAGGAAGTAGTATTAGATATAATTACGAAAGCTACTAAAGCAGATGAGGCGTCTACGGTGTTATATTTATTCTTATTTCAACCGGAATATACAGCAGCCCGATCTTACATCGATATTGATGAAGTATCCCTAGAGGCGTATGAAGAAGAATCAGAGGATGTTCTTGTGGCTCCGGAGGAAGAAATAGTAGAGGAAATTGAATTATCTCCGGAAAATAATTATGAAGGAATAGATCAAACATTAATGCTTTCTGATCTGCCAACAGATACTTTAGAACCTAGATTAAAATATAGGGGTGGAGTATGGTTAGATGCAGCTCAAACTAAACTTACAGGAAGGTGGTCTAATCCACTTAATCCTTATGCCAGAAGGAATAGAAATACTCTTATCGACCTATTAAAGATTACCATTTCTCGATTGATGTTAAACCCTCAGAAGGTTTTAAGCATTACCATATATTCTACATTGATACTCCCAGGTACAGTTATCCGGGAAGTATACTATGATAATAACTTATTTTTAATTAAACGGGCTACATGGGATCCTATGTATGGGAGTTGGAAAGTAGAAGCATACGCGATAGGTCGTATAATAGTAACTCACGTTCCAGATCCGATAATAGATTCAGAAGGTTACGAAGAATCTTCCTACATAGAAGAACCGGAACTGGATGATGCTTTATTAACAGAGTCTGATGACTTTGAAATATTAGGAGAAGACGGAGAAGTATTACGAGCATAAATATATAAAAGGATGAAAAGATTATTGTTTACATTAGGGATACTTGGAATTGTTCTAAGTGGATTTAGTCAGAGAATTAGTGAACTGCCTGCAGCCAGTTCTTTAGCCGTAGGTGATTTATTTGTTCTTGTTCAAAGCGGAACCACAAAAAATCTGGCGTATGTATATCTTGGAAATGTTCTAAGTGATACGGCGGATGTGGTACGCGCTGAAATGGCTGTTTTACGAACTGCTGAGATTGGAGATACTTCCGCAGTTTTACGATTATTAATAGCAGGGGCAGCTACAGCTGATACAGCTTGGCAGAGGGTTACGGGTTCTACAACGGTACTTGAAGTAATAACAGATTCAGTAGGCGTAGGAATAGCAATACCAACAGAAAAGTTACATGTAGTTGGAAATATTATAGCTAATAAAGCCTTGTTGGATAATGGGTATCGAAATATTGTAGTTGGTAAAGGTTCTGGAGCAGCTCTTACAAGTGATGGTACTGATAACGTGTTTCTGGGATATGGGGCAGGAGCAGTAGCAACCACCGAGGATATGTCTGTGGCTATTGGCGGATACGCCGGAGATGCTATTGTCGGGGGTGGATCTAATCCAATTACTGTAATAGGTTACGGAGCAGGAACAGATGCAACAACTGCCGATGGATTAGTAGCTGTAGGATATTTAGCTGGAGCGGATATAACTACAGGTAATGCTAATACCTT